CTGACGTCCAAAATATTGATTTTGATTTCTCGACGGATGAGTATGAGAACGAAAGGCCTATCAACAAGTTCACTTTCGAGTCCACTACTCGCTTTCAAGTATCGAAGATCAGGCTTCAAGTTCCGAGATTTCGCATTACCACTTTGACGCCGGTCGCTTCTGCTACAACTGGAGCAATTGCACCGTTCTGGGTCTGGGAAGACGGCAACGGGATTACTTTGCCGCCTACGAATGATGTGACTGGGCCAGTTACTGGTCAGTTCACCCTCGGTGCTGTCAACAACGTTCCTGTGGACTACAAAAGACTACTCGGGAATGTGATCATGCAGTATGAGTCAAATGGCGATGTGATTTACGCTTCGAAACATGGAAGAACGGCAATACCAGCATCCTCACCCACGGAAGCGAAGATGGTCGGTTTCAAGTTCGACCCAGATGGAATTTTCATACTGACGTCTGGGAATTTCAAGATCACTCGCATGCGTTGGTATACGGTGGATGAAACAGCGATCAGAGCGGGCATAAAAGATCAAAACGAGATTATGTCGACTGAGGAATTCTACGGACCGCAGATGATTAAGGGAGTGTCCCATGATTTCTTTCATGACGTCGTTACGGATATCATGCAGCCCATGTCGGTTTACCATTCACACAGATCTTTGAGTTCTAACGCTCAATACACGAACTCGTTTCCGTCAGCGAGATTGGGAATTCTTAAAACGCCACTCCCCCAGTTTCCTACTAACGATTTTCTCGTAGCCACTGGTTTGCCAGAATATTTGTCGATCCACGTTTTCTACAATCATTACGTTGCTTACTTCATGAGATTGTTCGCATGCGTACGAGGCTCGATGGATATCCAGATTGTTGACACTAGTTACTTCGCACCTCGAAAGACAGTCTGGGCTTTAGTGACGAGAACCAGAGGATTACTAAACAACCCCCCTCCGGCTCAGCCCCCTCCAGGGTTTGGCACTACCCAGATGCCAGTGTCTGGAAACCAATACATGAACTTGTCTCTCATCGGAGAGGGAAAAGCCTCCCTTCCATGGTACAGTTCTGAACGCTTCGGTTATGCGCGTTCAACTGTCCCTGATCAACAACACCCATTCCACTACACATTGACCGTGGGGTGTGGTAAAGAAGCACCAATAACCATCAACTACAAAACCGGCAAGGATTTTTCCTTGACCCACTTCATCAGTACGCCCATTTTAACGAGCTGACTGATAGCATTCAAACGA